GGCAACGGCACCGCCGTTGCCGTGCTTGACGAATCCATGTTCGAGGCCGACGCTGGTCTTGGGCTGGAGCATGTAACGGCAGAGGATCTGGCGCTGCCGTTCCTCAAAGTGCTTTCTCGCCAGGACCCGATCTTGGACGATCTTGAGACGGCAAAGGTCGGGGACATTTACAATACCGTCACTGGCCAAGCTTATCCGGGAAAGGAAGGCGTACTTGTGATTCCTTGCGCGTTCCAGAAACGGTTCATCCAATGGGCCCCGCGAGGTGGCGGGTCGGGTGCCCCCGTAGGCATTTTTGGCCCCAGCGAAAAGCGGCCAACGACAGAACGGTCCACGGACGACAACAAGGACTACGTTGTCGGCGGCGAGGGCGATTACATAGAGCAGACCGCGCAACATTACGTGCTGCTCTTGTCTAAAGAAGGGTCTGAACGGGCCCTCATCGCAATGAAATCCACGCAGCTTAAAAAGAGCCGTAAGTGGATGTCGATGGTTTTATCCCGCCAAATGCAAGGCGTGAAGGGCGTACCTTTCACGCCGCCAATGTTCTCTCACGTTTACCGGCTGACAACTGTCGGCCAGGAAAACGCCAAGGGGTCTTGGCACGGCTGGGAAATTGCTCTGGAAGGACAGGTCAAGGATATTAATCTGTATCACGCGGCCAAAACCTTTGGAGAAAGCGTCGATAGTGGTCAGGTCCAGGTGAAGCATCAGCAGGATGCAGGGGCCGAGACCAGTCTGGATGATAGCGTCCCGTTTTAACCAGGAGTGGCGGGGCTTGCCCCCGCCACCCCTTTTAAGGGGGAAGCTATGTCCAACAGCGAAAAATTCGCGGCAATCTTTGATGGGTTAGCCGACGCCTATGGCACCTACGCCGTCGAGAAAAAACAAGCCAACGGCAAGAACGTTGGTTCAGCCATGGTTCACCACGAACCACGGACCACGGCTCATTGGGACCGGCACCTCGCCGGTCAAGGAGAGGCCCTGGGGATCATCCCCATCAACCGAGACAATAATTGTCTGTGGGGGGCTATCGATGTTGACGTCTACCCCACAGACCACAAAGCCCTTGTCGAGAAAATCAACCGGCACAAGCTCCCCTTCATTTGCTTCCGGTCTAAATCTGGTGGAGCGCACCTGTCCCTGTTTTCATCAGAGTGGATGCCAGCGCGGGAAATGCGGGACACTCTGACACGGTTAAGGGCCGCGCTGGGATACAGCGCCGACACAGAGATTTTCCCGAAACAAATCAAGCTTCATGCCAACGACACCGGCAATTACCTGACAGTGCCCTATTTCGATGCCGAAGAAGGGCTGCGCTACGCCTTCAGGGATGACGGCACGGCAGCAACGCTCGAACAATTCTTTGAATTGCACAAGGAACGGGTTCAGACGCCGGAACAGATCGTTGCGTTGTCCCTGGAAGAGGAAACGGAAAGTTTGGCGGATGGCCCGCCGTGCCTCCAGTATTTGTGTAATCAGGGGTTTCCGGAAGGGACAAGGAACAACGGGCTGTTCAATCTTGGGGTCTATCTCCGGAAAGCTTTTCCGGACGATTGGGAAACCCAGATAATGACCTTTAACATGCAGTACATGGGGCCTCCCCTGCCCCTCAATGAGGTCAATGTTGTTGCCAGCCAACTGCGCCGCAAAGATTACACCTATAAGTGCAGGGACATGCCTGTCGTTTCGCACTGTAACCGTGATGTTTGCCGAACAAAAAGGCACGGTATTGGCGGGGGCTTGACGGCAACCGTGGCTAATCTTCGCAAATACAATTCTGACCCTCCCGTCTGGTTTCTGGACGTCAATGGTGTTCCCGTTGAGCTTGACACTGACGCCCTGATGAACCAGAACGCATTTCAAAAAGCCTGCGTGGAGCAGATTAATTTCTTCCCGGAGACTGCCGCGAAACCTGTTTGGGAGGCTCGAATGAACGCCCTTCTATCGGAGATGATCACAATGGAGGGCAGCATCATAGAGGTGTCAAAAGATAGCTCCGTCAACGGCCAGTTCTACGATCTGCTGGAGGAGTTTTGTACTTCGATGCAGACGGCCAACGACAAGGAAGAAATCCTTTTGCGCCGCCCCTGGACAGATGAAGAGAAAAAAAGAACTTTCTTCCGCTTAAAGGACTTCGGGGGCCACTTGCGGAAAAATCGTTTTTTCGAATACAAGGCCAACGTCATCAGCCAACGTTTGCGTGACATAGGAGGAGAGCCCGAGCAAATCAGGATCAAGAACAAACCCACCCGCGTATGGAGCATCCCCGCCTACAGCATTGTTGAGGTAGAGGTCCCCACGCCAGACTTTGGCGACACCGCCGAGCCGCCGTTCTAATGTTCAGAGTATTTGGACCGCCAGGAACGGGGAAGACCACAACTCTTCTGAACATGGTGGATAACGCTCTGGAAAAGGGCGTCCCTCCTGAGAGGATTGCCTTTCTGGCGTTTACCAGAAAAGCCGCCTATGAGGCTAGAGATCGCGCCGCCGCGAGATTCAACCTGGACCCCCAGAAAGAACTCCCTTATTTTCGTACCATCCACTCCCTGGCACTGAGGGTTCTTGGCCTTCGAACAGAGCAAATCTTAAAGTCGTCTGATCTAAAGGAGTTCGCCAACCGGGTTGGGATAGATGTCACTGGCACCGCCGAAGAAGGAGAAGAGGCGTACAAGCCGGATCACCCTGTTTTGCAATTGCTGGCCTTGGCTACTACGAAGAAGGTGCCCTTGCGTGAAGAGTACAACCGAAACCACACTCTGAGCCACAGTTGGGAAGAAGTTGACTATATCACACGAGCATATAACGAATACAAAAAGGTGAACGGCCTTTATGACTTCACGGACATGCTGGTGAGTTTCCTGGATTACGCCCCAACAGCCTGCCCGGAGTTTGAATTATGCTTCCTGGATGAGGCGCAGGACCTGACCCCGCTACAGTGGGACATTGCTCACCTCCTGGACAGCAAGTCTCAACGCATGTACTGCGCTGGCGACGATGATCAGGCCATCTACAAATGGGCCGGAGCCGACGTGGACTCCTTCATTGGTCTCCCCGGCGGCAGCGAGACACTTGAGCAGTCGTATCGGATCCCAGCTTCCGTTCACGAGGTGGCCATGAACATCGCAACCCGGATACATAAGCGGTACCCGAAGGTCTATCGGCCACGAAAAGAAGCGGGTCTTGTGCGCCGCATCCGGGACGTCAACGACGTTGATATGTCCGAAGGCTCATGGCTGATCCTCGCGCAGGCGAGGTATATGCTGTACCCAAGCCATTACGAGCTAAAATCGGGAGGGTTCTTGTTCGACAAACAGGGCCGCTCTTCCATTAATCCAAAACTATCGACCGCCGTCAACGCATGGGAGCAATTGCGGAAGGGAAAAAGCATCGCTCTGGATGCGGCCAAGACCATGTACGGCCTCATGTCCTCTGGCTCTCGCGTTGAGCGCGGCTTCAAAAAAATTCAGGCGGATGAGGAGGCACTCTTCACGCTGCCGTCGCTGCAAAAAGACCACGGGCTGCTCGCCGGGGAAGAAATGGTCTGGCATGAGGCTCTGGACAAAATTCCAGATGCAGAACGCGCCTACATAGTTGCCCTCCTTCGCAGAGGAGAGAAGTTCAATGCCCCGCCCCGCATCACAGTGTCCACGATCCACGGCGCAAAAGGCGGGGAGGCCGACAATGTTGTCCTGATGACAGACCTGACGGCAGCGGCGGATAGCGAAAGACAGATTGAACCAGACAACCTCAACCGCGTGTTCTACGTTGGCGTTACGCGAACGCGGCAAAAGCTTTACCTAGTCGAACCCGAAAACACGTACAGGAGTTTTGAAATATGAAGCGTGGTGAAGTCCTGGAAAAAGCAGCCGCCCTGGTCTACGGCCCACGGGCCAAGAGCTACGGACCGGCAATCTTGAATCATCAGCGCATCGCCGCAGGCTGGAGCGTGATTTTTCAAACTGAAATCAAACCGTCGCAGGTTGTGAAGGCGTTGATTTGGCTTAAAATAGCCCGATTGGTCAACTCCAACGACGATGACAGTTGGGAGGACATTGCGGGGTACGCCGCAATCGGTAGTGAGATCGCAGATGACGAATAAATTACAGATGGCAATGTTCCCACCAGTTTCCGAGTGGCTTCCCCCCGACACTTTTCCCGACATAACGGATGCAAAAGAGATTGCAATCGACGTCGAGACCCGAGACCCAGACCTCAAGACCCACGGCCCAGGCTGGGCCAGAGGCGTTGGCGAGGTTGTTGGCGTGGCCATTGCCGTAGACGGCTGGGAGACGTACATCCCCCTGCGTCACCTGGGCGGCGGCAATCTTGATGAGCGCGTTGTCAGCAAGTGGCTCAAGCGGGTCTTCGAATGCAGCGCGGACAAAATTATGCACAACGCGCAGTACGACGCAGGTTGGATCAGGCGCATGGGCTTCCAAATAAATGGCCGCATCATCGACACAATGATCACGGCGGGCCTGCTTGATGAAAACCGCTTCAGCTACTCGCTCAACGCGCTCTCGTATGACTACCTGGGTAAAGTCAAAAGCGAAAAGACGCTCACCGAAGCCGCACGAGAGTTTGGCCTGGACCCAAAGGCAGAGCTTTGGAAGCTGCCCGCACATTTTGTCGGGCCCTACGCCGAAACTGACGCCGCGCTCACGTTGGAGCTCTGGCGGCACTTCGTAACGAAGCTGAACACCGAAGACCTATGGTCCGTGCATAAGCTGGAAACAGACCTCCTGCCCTGCTTGATCGACATGACCTGGAACGGCGTAAGAGTGGACATAGACCGCGCCGAACGGACCAAGCAAGAGTTGATGGTGCGCGAAAAGACGCTGCTGCGGAAGGTCAAGAAGATCAGCGGCCACAACGTCGAGATCTGGGCGGCGGCGTCCATCGCAAAAGCGTTCGATGCCATGAGCGTGTCGTACCCTCAAACCGAAAAAGGCAACCCCTCGTTCACCAAAACCTTCCTGTCCGAGCACCCCTCAGATATTGCCAAACTGATTGTTGCGGCCAGAGAAATAAACAAAACCCATTCCACGTTCATCGACACGATCCTGCGTCACGTCGCTGGCGATGGCCGCATCCACGCCCACATTAACCAGCTTCGATCCGACGACGGCGGCACCGTCTCAGGCAGAATTTCGATGAACAACCCGAACCTGCAACAAGTGCCCGCGCGTCACGCCCAGCTTGGCCCCATGATCCGCGCCCTCTTTTTGCCCGAGGAAGATCAGCAGTGGGCGGCTATAGACTTCTCGCAACAGGAGCCGCGCATCCTGGTGCATTACGCCGCGACCTACGGGAAGTGGAAAAACGAGGACGGCGGGCTTCCCGGCGTCCAGGAATTTGTCGAGGGCTACCGAAACGATCCTACCATGGACTTCCACACCATGGTCGCGGAGATGGCCGACATTTCCCGCAAGCAAGCCAAGACCATCAACCTCGCCATGATGTACGGCATGGGGGTCAACAAGCTCTCGCAGCAACTCGACATTTCCCTGGACGAGGCCAAAGATCTAACCAAGCAGTACCACGCCCGAGTGCCCTTCGTTAAAATGCTGACACAGGGCGTATCGCGCCGCCTGGAAGATCGAAAATCCTCCGGGAGCATCCGTAGCCTGAAAGGCCGCAAATGCCGCTTCGACAAATGGGAACCCGACACGTTCCAGATGCATAAGGCCATGAGTTGGGATGAAGCCGTCGCGGCCCACGGCCCAACGACCAGACTCAAAAGAGCGATGACCTACAAGGCGCTGAACCGTTTGATCCAGGCATCAGCCGCCGACATGTGCAAGCAGGCCATGGTCAATCTCCACCAAAAAGGTGTAACGCCAATGATCATGGTGCATGATGAGTTGGACTGCTCCGTGTCTTCCCTGGCCGAGGCTCAGGAAATAGCAGACGTCATGGTCGAGGCGCTGCCGTTGGAGGTGCCTTCAAGATGCGACATCGAAATCGGCCCCTCCTGGGGAGAGGCCGTAGAGCCTTAGTCGGCGCTATCCAAACCCTCAATGATCTCATTTGTGGTCAGGACGGCCTGTGGCACGGGTTTAAGGCGGTAAGGTTTACCGGGGTTGCGGCGCACAAACCCGCCGGAGGTGGCGTCCCATGCACTATCCATCGCGCCCGCCGCAACGCCCGCAAGATAAAGCGCCATTTTGTCTTTGTCGCCGCTGCAAGCCTCATCTGCATCCGCGAGCAAAAAATTAATTAGATCTGCATCCATCGAAAACCTCCTTCAAGGTACGGGTTTGTTCTTCAGGCGTGAATTGATCAGGCGGCAATCGCCAATGAATCTTGCCGTGCAGATCATCGACGGACATGGCGCGGCAAACTTGTTTGTCCAAGGCGACCAACATAATGACGTCGCAGTCTTTCCTTGACAGCCGCCGCCGAGCCTTGACGCCGCCGATCTTGCCTGTAATGAGAAAATCATAGCATATTGCGCCGTTGTATTGAGTGGAGATCCGGCGCGGGTGCAGCGTCGATTTCACCTGGACGCGCACCACGGTTTCGCCACAAAAGGCCACGAGATCGATCCGCTGCACACCAGCGTGTATGACATCCCAACCGTTCATACCCTGGATCACCGAAGCGGCCAAGAACTCCCCCTCGCGCCCGTTGTTGATTTTCAAGTGTTTCCCCGCAAGAACCCTTGTTTTTCGGCAGATATTCGCATATATTCTCTCCCACCAGGAGGTGCCAAAATGGACACGAAGAAATGGAAGTCAATCCTTGTTCCCCGAGAGGTGTACGAGGAAGTTGTAAAAATTGCCCACTCAGAAGGACGAACCATCAGCGGTCAGTTGCGAGTTATCTTTTCGCAATGGTATATGGCGCTGTACAACGGAGCCTCGAAAAACGAGAGCTAAGGGTTTGGCACAGACCAAGCCTTCACGAGACCGTCTAAAAGACGACGCTGTTCTTGCACGTTTTGCTGGATGTGCAGAGTGCGCTCGTCTATGCGCTCTTGCCGACGCGAAATCTCCCCCAGGCTAATGACCGCAGACTCGACTTTGTGGATGCGGAGATCTTGACTCTCGTTCTGTTGAAGAAGTTGACCCCACGCCACGGCTGCGCCAAGGGCAACGATGCCCGCCGGAAGCAACGGGAGCCATTTCTTAGTCATCGTCTTTGTCGTCGTCTTTGGGAGGCTTACGGTCTTCCGGTGCGACATATGGCCCGCCGCCGATGAAATCGTGGAAATTCTCCTCCAAAAATTCGTACACAGTTTCGGTTGGGATGCTCCACCCCATGTGCGTAATGGCCTGGAAATGCGCCGCCGACACCCTCGACGGAACCCCAATCATCTCGTATCGCTGTCTGTCGTTCGAATAGGCAAAAAGCGCCCCGCCGGAATTGCCGAAGATGATTGGCGGTGTCGCCAACTGGTACCTGTAGCCGTTGATGATTTGCTCACTGAAGGCCATCTCGCCCGACGTCATAAAGGGCGGGTAGCCCAGTCCAGCGCCCACGGCCCAGACTTTTTGCCCCA